AGATTAGATCTTTTATCAATAGCACCAGCAAGATTCTCTAGTTCAGTATTGACACGCTGACGGAAAGCTGGATTCTCTTTAGCAAGACGCTGAACTTGGTTACGAACAGCAGGATTGTCAGCCATTGCAACCATTAAAGGAACATCTTCTTTATTGATAATGTTACTGATACGATTAAAATCCGTAACAATATCATCTAGCTTTGTGCCGGGTTGTTGCTGTGCAATCTTCTCTAACAGACGCTTTGCTGCACCAGAAGCATAGGCTTCGTTGGCTGCTGCTGGGTCAGTTTTAACAAACTTATATTTGTCATACAGTTGCTTTACAACATTACTTCCACCGCTAATGGTTTGTTCAATAACTGCAGCAGAAGGAATACCAGCAACAGCAGCCCCGAAAGAACCTATAGCTCTTCCCGTTCCTGTCGTTTCGCCAGTGACTGCTTTTTCTACCTTTTCTCCGACAATACCGCCAGTTTCTGCGGTAGCACCTAGACCAAATAAACTAGCAACACGACCAGTAACAGCAGCAGCGGTATCCAATAAAGGACGACCAGCTTTAACGATACCACCACCAACATAGCCAATTGGGTCTGATAACATCCGAGCACCACCACCAGTGATCTCAGCAAAAGTGCTGGGTGGTTTAACTCCTGTTTCTGCACCGGTTATATCTGCTGCAGTCTTTTGTAAACGCTGTACATTACGGCTAAAGCGTTCTCCAATACCACCTTGTTCGCCTTTACCTGTAACTAAGCCTTTTACTGGCTGAATTAAGAAAGTATCAAGAATAGCTTCTCCCAATACAGCCGTATCAGTTAAACCTAGTTTAGCTTGATTAGCAATGTAATCAAAAGTACTCACAGCTTTAGCTGCTTGTACATCTTCGTTTGCTTTTGTATAATCTGACCAAGGACCTACAGAAGGAGCCGGTTCAGCAGTTACAGAAGAAGACTTATATTGTTCCCAAGGACCTGCCATGTTATTCCTTTATTGTGCTGTAGGTGTAACTAATTTCCAATTTGCTTCTTTTGATGGATCTCCGCCAGAGAATGAATATCCATTGACAATAGTTCCTACTGCAGGAGCCACTCTACCTTGGGCTTTTTGTCCTGATGTTTGGTACGCTGGAGGAATTAAATCGTCTACAATTTTAGAATCTAATTGAGAATTTAATAATACTCGTTTAGCTTTGTCTCTACCAGAATTGTATTGTCCTGCATAATATTCTTCAATAGCTTTAACGCCTTTTAATAAATCATTAATTTTCACATTAGTTGGTTTACCTTCGAGGAACATATTTACTCCCTCAATGATATTACCAGCAAAACCACTAGAACCAAGAATACGAGTAACTTCATTTTGACCGATTTGGTTGTCTCCAGCAAGCTTTACAAGCTCACGCTGTAACTGAGGAACAGCCGTTGGATTATCACGCAGTACTTGATTTGCATAGATTCCAATACGCTTAACGGTATCTAAGCGATTCTTAGGAGCATCAACAGCTTCTTTAACAATATCTGTAGCTGTACGAAGATCTGTAACTTTAGCTGTTCCGGGCATGACAGGAGCACCAGCGGCAGCTTCTTTTTGTCTAAACTGGCTTTTCCATTCTTTAAAATCATTAGCTGCTTTGGCTCGACCTTCTACGGTATCCGGATACTTAGCTAATAACTCAGTAAACTTAGCCTGTTCTGCTTGATTCTCTGGAGTACCTAATTTCTCTTTTAATTTAGCCTGAGCATTAGCAATTAACTCAGTTTGTTTTAATCCAGTTGTGATAATCTCATCAGATCGTCTAACAGCCTGTTGAGCCACATCAGGAGCAAAAGGAGCTACTGCCTGAGCAAATTGACGTAATCCGTCAGCCGATGTCATATCAAACTGTGACGATAGTTCACGAACTTTAGTAGCACGATTAAGCTGCTCATCGCCACCTAGTAACTGACCAACACCACGAGCAATACCAGCACCACTTTGATACAGAGCCATGTTAGCTCTCTCAAATGGATCTAATTGAGCAAATCTAAATGCGTTCGAAAAGTCAGTAGCAGCTCGTTGTTGCTGAAGAGCAGCAGGGTCAATACCAAATAAATTGTTTACGATTTCTGCCATATTAATCTCTCCAAGTTAAACTGCCTTCACTACCGCCTCTGGCTAAAGCATATTGACTTCCCGGCACTGTGGACTGGAATAAATTACCAAATCCACCGCCTCCGAACAATCCACTAATAGCACCTCCGCCAGCGCCACTAAGGAATGAGCCTAATGGGCTATAAGCATCTGCTCGTTGTTGATTTGCAATAGCGGACTGCATTCCAGTTCCGTACAATTGACCAGCTCTTGCACCAGCGCCAGCTTGTGCTGCAGCTAAATCTTGACTTAACAAGAATGGTTGCTGACCCATTGACTCAACAGTACGAGCAAGTCCTAACTGGGTCTCTAACGGGAGGAACGACTGAGACTGAATGGCAGGAATCTGACGACCTAACTCAGTAGCACCAGTTAACAAACCAGCACCAAATCGTGCTTGTTCCATTCCAGCTTGTTGTCCACGAGCAGCTAACTCTAAGTCTTGTTGTGCTAGTGCGTTGTAATAGGCTTGTAACTCAGGAGAGGTTGGAGCAGAACCTGTACCTGTTTGTACGCCTAAGCCACCACGACCACGAGCAAACAGACGACTACGAACATTAGACAACTGTGCTTCTCTGCTGGGCGCTAACAGAGCTTGCTGTTGACTAACAAAACGCTGTGCTGCTTCCTGTGGGTTCTCAGCTAAATAGCCTTGACCAAGATTAAATAATGACGATACGCCAGTACTTAGTTGAGGTACTAATAAGTTTTGAACTTGTGTTGGATCATACTGTCCAGCACCAGTCAATAAACGATCACGAATTGCTTGTAACTCTGGCGTTAATGTATATCCAGCTTCAGTTACTTGACCTAGATCGTTGACATTAAAGCGAGATGAGCCAAAGCCTGTAGTAAGCCCCACAGGTCTAAACTGTGCCATCTGCGATGACCGTTGTGCAGCTTCTCGCTGTGCTTGTGCGGCAGCTGACGCTGCGCTAGAGGCTTGACCGCCGGATATTAATCCGCCGATACCTCCTACGATTCCACTAACTACTCCACCCATGATTAGTCGCTCCAGTAATAAATATAGACTATGTTACCTTTTAAACCTATTTCTTGTGAAAACAGTTTAAAACCTAACGCTGCAATAAACTTTAAATAACCGGTTGTCTCATATTCTTTGCAGCAATATAACGGACCACCGTGTAGCTCTGTAAAACTATTCCAATCTTTTTTCAATGCTTTAAACACTGCTGGACTCCAGTTATGCACATCACAGTGCATGAACGGGAGACCTTGAAACTCTTCTATATAAAACTTATAATCCGGTCTAATAATGACAGGAATCTTTATCATTAGTTACCAAAGAAATACACATAGAACGGACCATCCTCTGCAGCTCCACTATCTGTGCGAGAACGCTGCATTTGTAAAGATCCTGCTGCTTTAGATACTGTATTTTGTATTACAGCTACAATTCCCGGAGTAGTAGCAGAACTGTTTGCTTGTCCTGTACTTAATACCATATAGTTTGCATTAGAGAAAGCATTAGTAAAAGTAATCGTATAAAGACCTGTTCCGGGACTGGTGACTGAAGCTATATTATTACTGGCTGTAAGTCCTCCATCATAATACAACCAAGCAATTTTAGTAAATGAAGGAGTAAAAGAAGTCCAAGTAGTTCCGTTTGATTGTAGAATATTTCCACTTGTTCCGGGAGCAACCATGTTTCCATTTAATGCAGAAGTTCCATTTCCTAAAACAACACTATTAGCTGTAAAAGTACTAGCACCAGTACCGCCATCGGCTACTGTAATATCAGTCGCTAAACTACTAACACTTCCACCAGTAATCGTAGCACCTGAAACTGTAGCTGTATTAATGGTAGGACTGGTTAGTGTTTTATTTGTTAGAGTAGCAGTAGCTGTTCTTTCGGCTGTAATTTCACCGTTTACAAAAGCAGTAGTAGCTACTTGTGTTGTATTAGTACCTGCAGTAGCAGTAGGGGCTGTAGGAGTTCCTGTTAAAGCAGGACTGTTAATATCAGCCTTAGAAGAAATAGCTGAGGCAATCGCAGTAAACTCAGTATCAATCTCTGTACCCTTAACAATCTTACCAGAGTTGCCTGTAGGTAGAGTATCTTTTGCTGTAAAATTAGTTGCTTTTGTGTAATTTGCCATATTATGTCCTTAGACTAAAGTCTTTCCTTGCTTAATTGCTACGTCTATTTTTTGAATTGAAACTGGGTTTCCGTTAATATCTGCTTCTAATCCTAATTGCATTACAGTTCCTTGACCGCCAGCATTAACATTAAAACGATCTAAAACAATACCTGAAGTATATTCAGCAATATTATATTCTGTTGAACCAGCAATAGTATCTATAGTAGAGTTATTATATTCATATACCGTAGCAGCGTCTAGAAAATATGTAGTAGCTTGATAGCCTTCGCTATAATCAAATCCCCATTTAATAGCTACGGACTGATTAGTACCGCCAATTAATATCCAACCAATCTTCTTTAATATTTTAAGATTTGTAGCAGAATCAAAGTCAAAGTAATTGGTATAATAAGCAAGACGATAACTAGAAGAATTATCAGCATAGCCAAAGTATTTGCCAATATATCCCGGTTTACCTAAATATAAATCCCTTGCTTGAGTAACAAAGAATGACTTAGGTTCTATGCTGTCCCAAATTGTAACTCTCATAGAACCATCTTGCAATGCAGCACGAGTATCAAAACAATATACAAACTTAGTTGTAGGAAGCGTTAATAAATAGATAGCATCTCTTTCATAGTAGACGCTTTTAATCTTAGTTAAATCTGTCTCAGATGCTACAGCAGTCATCAGTTCATCACGGACATTCTTAGAGATGTCACGCATTGGCATGGACTTCTCTTGAATTACTCGCTGTAGACTACGAACTCCTGAGTCAGATAAGAACAACACATCTGTTGCAATATTCTGTACTGAATCTCTAGCAATACATCCTACGTTATAGATAATCTCAACAAGAGTTAATGCTCCTGTGTCTAACGGATTAGCATATATTGCTATATTCTTACGACCAAAGAATATGATAAATCCATTATGTGCTGCAGCAGCAACTACAGGATCTCCGTTAGGAAGAACTTCTTGTAGGTTAATATACCCAGCAGTTCCAT